TGGAATGGTTGGAGCAACAGAGATCATTAATCCACATGATCGTAGTAGAAAAGCTTTGTTTGTTGCTGATGGTACTGATGCTTGGGTCGTTAATTCTAACAATGCAGTAACTAGAGTAGATACAAAATACCTACAGTGGGCTTCTGGTACATACTATGAGGCAGGGGATAGGATTGTTCCTACTGTATTGGATACGTATTACTATACCTGTACTACCTCTGGCAGAGCGGGTTCTGTTCAACCTACTTGGGCTGCTACTAATACAGATGGCACAACTGCTTGGATAAGATCAGGAACGTATACAGGGCCTCTTAGATGGGTTGCAGCAGCAGCGTATGCTGTAGATGACCTAGTTATCCCTACTACAGGCAATGAGAATGGTTTTTGGTATAAGGTAACAGCCTCTGATGGAGCTGCTGGCGCAACTGAACCCGCTTGGCCCATTATCTATGGTGATAGCGTTACTCTAGACGGGGTAACATATAACTGTCTTGGAGAATATGGTGGCTTTCCTACTCCACATATTCCATGCCCAGTCTTTATGGATGGTTATGTCTTCCTAGCAGAAGAAGAGTCTCTTGATATCTATAACTCTGACACTACTAATGTGTATAGCTGGGGAGCGCTTAACTTTGCTTCTGCTGAGAGTTATCCAGACCCAATCGTAGGACTAGCTAGACAGAATAACTTTATTACTGCTTTTGGTACAGAGTCTACTGAGTTCATGTATAACTATGCCAAGACTAATCAAGTCTCTGACTTTGATACTCCTTTGGATAGACATGAATCAATGGTTCTTCAGACAGGTATTCTAAATAGGAATGCTGTTCTACAAGCAGAGCGTCTTCTTGTGTTTATTGGTGACTCCCTTATGGGAGGACATGCAGTATGGAGAATGGATGGAAGTACTGCTAAAGAGATCTCTACAGAATACGTAGAGAAGTTTATTGACCTAGAAGATACTACAACAAACATCACTGGGTTTGGTATTCGTATTGCAGGTCACATGCTGTTTATTATGAACCTTCCTACAGCAAATAAAACCTTTGTCTATGACGTTGAAGAGAATGCTTGGACTGAGTGGCAGTACGATGGTGGGATGCTTCCCTTTGTATCTTTCTGTGATGCGGGAGGGGACGTTATTCTTCAGCACTCATCCAATGGTAAACTTTACAAACTAGACCCACTAGTGTATAATGATTTCGATGTAGACATTGAGGCTAGAATTAGATTATCTAAGCAAGACTTTGATACAGATAGTTATAAGTTCTATCATCAAACTACAGTGATTGGAGATAAACCAACACACTCGTATACACTACGCTGGTCAGACGATGACTACAATACTTGGTCTAATGATAAGGATCTTCCTGTAACAGATAGACCTTACTTTATGCGTAGTGGTAAAGCAAGAAGACGTGCTTGGGAACTTGAATATACACATAATTCAGCTAGTCGTCTTGAGGCACTTGAAATAACTTATTCAATTGGAGACCATTAAAAGATGGCATCTAGAACTAGAATCCCTCCTCCTCCAGTACATAGCGCAGATAGAACAGTTTGGAGTAACTGGTATGTGGCCGTAAAGGATGGGATTAATAATCTACGGAATGATCTAAAGTGGATTAACCTTGACTTTACTGGATCAAATCTAACAGATATTGAGACACGTAACCACAATGATCTTCAAAGTATTAATGGTGGTTCATCTACAGAGAGATATCATCTTACAGCAGCGCAGCATACTGACTTAACAGATGCAGGGGATAGCACTTCTCACTACCATGCCAGTGATAGAGATAGTGATAACTTTACTGGAACAGAGTGGACTGATCTTACTGATGGAGGTTCAACAACACTACATAGCCATAATCTACATGGAGTAGCTACTCTAAATTTTCCTAGCATTGCCTCTAATAGTACTGCGGAACTTACGATGACTGTAACCGGAGCAACTGCTCCAGCGGCAGTTTATCTTGGTGCTCCAGCAGCTATAGAGGCAGGATTAATTTGGTGTGGTTATGTGTCCGCAGCAGACACGGTAACAATTAGGGTACACAATATGACTGGTGGAGCTATTAATCCAGTTAGCGCTGATTGGCATGCACGAGTAGAGGGACATTAATTTTGGAATTGTTCTTTGGAATGGAATTACCCAAGCACGTAACTGATTGTATGCTTGGTACAGATAGAGTACAGTTTGGGTTTCATAAAGATACCACTGAGACTGTAGAGGATATTGTAGAGACAACGAAACAACTATGTCTATCTGGTAAGGTGTATATTGTCTATGAGAATGATATCTGTCTCTTCTTTACAGACCAGTCTCCTTATACACTACGTATGGATTCTATTCGAGGCCCACGAGGTAGTATCTTTGAGTACACAAAACTAATTAAAAAAGTAGTACAGCTATTTAAAGAGAAGACTCTTATCCATAAATTAGAAACAAGAACCCCGTTCACTGAACTAGAGATACTAGCTAAACGATGTAAGTGGGCACAAGAAGGATTACACAAGGAGAGTTACGAGATGCCAGATGGGTCGTTTGCAGATGAGTATTCCTTTGGATTAATCCTTACACGAACAGAAGAACAAAGAAAGGTAGCAGAAGAACATATGAATAAAAGTCTAGGTCTTATTATGGAAGGAGAAGCATAATGCCATTAGTTGCTATTGCAGTAGGTGTTATTGGGTCTATGGCTGGAGCAGCAGTTGGTGCTGCTATTGGCGGTACTATTCTTGGTATTGGTGCAGCAACTGTCGGAGCAGCTATTGGTGCGGGATTAGCTGGTGGTATCCTAGCCTCTGCTACTGGAGGTTCCTTTGGAAAAGGCTTCCTTATGGGAGCGGTAGGTAGTGCTGTAGGCAGTTACTTTAAAGGGTTCGGTGGTGTCGGAGAAGGAGCGGCTGATGCCGCTAGTGGTGCTACACAGTTCGCAGATGGAACTACTACAGCAGGGATGTTAGCAGAGCAAGGCGGTGCTACTCTTGAAGCTGGTGGAGGTATTGTCGAAGGCATGGATGCTGCTTCTGCTATGGGCGATATTACTACTGGTGCAGACGCAATGGCTGGTGGTATGTCTTCTGTCCCTACGCCAGAAGGAGGCTTTAGTCTAGAAGGGATTGGTACCCAACAAGGTGGAATGTCTGTTGCTCCTCCTGATAGCAACTCTCTTGGTACTATGTTCGGGGATACTGGAGGTGCTTCACTTGATCCTACCTCTTCACTTGCACAGTCTGCTGGGTTTAATGCGCCTACCCCAACTACACCTACTGATGCCTATTCGATGACTCCCGGATCACAACTAGATGCTCCCACGATGTCTTCTGATTATAGTTCTGCTGCTCCTAGTAATACTCCTACAGCAATAGAAGGGATTAATACTGCCCCACAACAGGGTTCGTATGATATGAGTAATATGGGAGAGGCTCCCGCTGTACCAACTAATCAAGGAACAGGTATGTTAGAACAATCAGATGGATGGTTACAGAATACTTTTGGTAAGAGTGCTCCTTCTACAGGTAAGCTATTGATGGGTGGTGGGCAGTATCTATTAGATAAGTACAATATCGACAAGCAAGCTAAACTTGCCAAGGGTCTTGCACCAATGTCATTTGAGCAGTATCAACAACAGTTTACTAATCCACAAGACTATCGTAATGCTTCACATCAGTTAGCTCAATCAGGACGTACTGGTACTCTTCCTGCTCTTCTTGCTCGTATGAAAGAAAGAGCACGGCAGGGCTATGCTGGCTATCTTCCCGGAGCTAGAGAGAAGAACTACGATGCACAGGCAGGTATTCAGGCTAATCGGAATGCTTCTTTGTCTAGAATGTTCAGTGGCTTTGGGTATGGAGCACAATAATGGCTAGTGGATTAGATAATCTCTTTACTACCTTTGGGCAAGAACATGGTGCTCTTGGTGCTTATCAAGCAGGGCAACGACGAGGTCTTGCTGATACAGCTACTAACCTAGCTAATGAAAAACTTGTGGCTGAGACACAACGATATACAGGAGAGACTCCATCATATCTACGTAAGAGTGAGGCTGGAGCACGTACTGCTGAACTAGCTAATGTACAAGGAGAAGCTGACCTAGCTGCTGGGGTACCTGATGCTAAGGCAGGACAGAACTACCAAGAAGCTAGGCAGAAGGCCCAGCAGGCTGAAGCTGAGTTTAATAACTGGCCTGCTAAACATAAAATAGCCCTTATTGACCAGACTGCTGCTGGTGTAGAGAAGTTTAATAATCTTGGTATTCAACTGTTACAGTTCTCTGGCTCAACTAATGAAGCCATTCAGAGGATGGCAGAAACATATCCTGATATGGCTAAAGACCCTAAGTTTACTGAATGGGCACAGAAGTATGGTGGTATGCCAAGAGAGCAGGCTCTTAATGCATTTAAGTTTGAGATGCAGAAGTACGCTTCTGGTATTGCTACTACTCGTGAGAAGTTTCAAGCAGAAGCATTGGCGCAAGACCAAGAGCATATGCAGGATATGGAGAAGCAACAGCTAGTAGGTCAGCAGGGTATCGCAGAGGCAAGTATCCGTGCTGCTGGTGATGGTAATAAACCTATTAAACAGAATGCTGCTGAGATTGTTCTTGCTCTTACTGAGCAGTATAAACAAGCATTGGCTGCTGGAGATAAAGCAGCAGCAGATCAGATTCTGTGGCAGATTAACGCTGTTAAGAATACTAAACCAGATGAAGAGAGCTTTGCTGGTCTCCCTGCTAAACCGGGCACACAAGTTAAGCCTTTAGGAGCACAAGGTAGTGCTAGTGATATACCTGCCGCAAAGATTATGAAGTTGCAACAAGACCCTAGCCCTAAGATGCGTAAGTTCTTTGACGATGTTTATGGAGAAGGTGCTGCTGCTAAAGTATTAGGAAAATAAATGGCCCAAACCAATCCGTTTTTAGAAGATAATCCGTTTTTAGTTGATGATGAGGAAGAGAACCCTTTTTTAGATAAGAAAGAAAAGACCTCTAAATCTGATGCTTTCTTTGGTGGTATTGCAAAGACTCTATATGGTGCTGGAGAGACTCTTGGTATTGTTGATCCAGAAGACTATAAGGCTATCTTTGAAGGTACAAAGGAGTATGAGAAGGATCGTCCTCTAATCTCTGGTCTTGGACAAGCTACTGGTGTTCTAGGTGCTGCTGGATTAGCAGCTATGTCTGCTCCTGCTTCTGTTCCACTGGCCGGTAGTGCTCTTGCAGCAACCACTGGTGCTGCTATGATGGGTGGTAGTGAGTATGCTCGTCTTAGCCCAGAAGGAGAGAATGTTACGCCATTAGCACGATTACAAGGGGCAGATCTTGCCTCTGATGTAGGTATGCTTGGCTTTGCAGCACCTGCTGCTCTAGGTACTACTCTTGGTGGTCGTGTAGCTACTGGCACAGGAATGAACGTTCTTATGGGTGGTGGGCAACGAGCAGTAGAGCATGACATTATTCATGCAGAACGCCCTGACATTGCTCCAGAGGTATTTGATCCTACCGCTATGGGTGTTGATGTTCTATTCGGTGCTGGTACTGGTGGTGTTGTTCATATGGCTTCGCCAAAAGGAAAGGTATCAGTTGATACTCCTCCTCCTAAAGATGGATCTACTCCTGTTGTAGACGAGAACCAGCACGTTGATCTTGGACAACAAGAGATTGTGCAGCGTAAGAAGCTTGAGAATGAAAAGAATATCGAGTATGCAGAACGTAAGATCCAGAAGCTAGAGAAGGATCTGGAAGA